AAGTGGGCATTTAAATATGACGCTAGTTAATTAGCATAGAACGGCTTGAGGGGAGCCTATCCCCTCACTTATTCAATTATGGCAGATTTAATAACAGTACAAGAATACAAAGATGCAGAGGGCATAAGAGGCGATAACAATGATGATCGTCTTACTATTTTAGTGCCTCAGATTTCTGACTTAGTAAAAAAATATTGCGGAACGAGTTTTATAGATTTCTACTCTTCTGCAAAAACAGAGACTTTTAATATTAGTGATAATATAACATCAGTAGTAGTAATGAGCGAAACACCGCTAAATTCGGTAACATCAGTTAAAGAACGTGATAACCCGAGTACAGCATATATAACGCTTACTAACAATACAGATTATTATATAGACACAAGTAGTGATTCAATTTTTAGGTTGGACTCTAGTGGCAATAGAAAGGCATTTAAATCAGGCTTTGGAGCAGTTGAAGTAGTATATACAGCAGGATACTCAGCTACACCAAAAGACCTAGAATTAGCACTTTTTGATTTAGTAACATATTATTTAAAAGATGAACATAAGCAGAGAAGAACTCTTGGTGGAGCAACAATACAAAACCAAGGCACTGCAGGCTTAAGAACAAGTACTGATTTTCCTGACCATATCAAACGAGTACTTGATCTTTATCGAGTAGTCATCTAATGGCAATAGAAAATATTCATACACATTTTTTAGATATTATAAAACAAAATCAGTTATCAACTGATGAGTTAGCTAATATATACGTTCATGAATTAGAATTTAGAGATCAAGATGTAGAAGATGTTATCTATAATAGCACAATAAAAACATTAAAAAGTATAGATGTATTTAGTGGAACAAGACAACATAAAAGAAGTAAACATAAAACTGTTAAAATGAGACCTTTTGAATTATCTCCTTCTGATGCAGGGAAGTATATGCAGGTAATAAGAGATTTAGCAAGAAATGCAAGAGAAACAGTATTTACTAAATCAAATATAGAAAAGATTTATAGTAAACACTTCAATCACCCACTAAAAATGAGCCCAGATAACTTTATACAATTTCCACAAGGAGTATATGGTAGAGAAGTAGAAAATAATAAAAGAGCAAGACATTTGGCACAAAGAGAACTGGCAATACAAGGGGTAAAAGAGGTGCTAAAAGATTTTGTAGAATTTTTTGAAAAAGACACGAAAAGTACAAATGGTTTTTACACTGGTCATACATCAGAGGAAGATCAAGAAAAGATTGATAAAATAAATGATATGGCAAGTGGTGACGAAGATGTTCCTGTAAGAGTGGTAGATTCTCATTCAACAGAAGGACATGATACAACTACTGCAACAGTAAATGCAATGAAAAATTTAGCAGAGGCAGATACAAAAATTGCACAAATTATAGGTAGTATAACAGATAAATATGATGTTGTTGCAACAACTAGAAATAAAATGTTTACACTTTTTGATGAATTTGAAGTACAAAATACAAAAATTACTGATATAGTAAAAGCAGGTTCTGGAAAAGTAAAAGATAATCTTGTAATTAAGTTACAGTATGGTACTGATAAATTAAATAGAACCATGAGTAAAAAAGATAGAGATGGTATAAAAGAAAAACTTGATAGTATTGCAGAAAAACAATTAAAAATTCTAAAAAATCAAAAATTAGATAAAAGAACAAAAAGATATAAACAATTAAAAGGAAGTAAAAGTTTTGATGAAAGATTAGTAGATGGCGCAGTAAATGCTACTGTTGATATGATTGAAGGAGTTAAAAAAACTTCAAGAGGTGTGAAAATAACAAAAGGCAAAAAAGTTAAAGCAAAGAAAAAACAAACAAATGTTAAAAAAACAGCAGGAAAAATTATAAATAGAAAACGAAGTATTCAAAATGTAAGAAAGGTAAAGAAGTTAAGAGAAGAAAAATTAGTAGGATCAGGAAAGTATAGCGCAAGAAATCCTGAAAGTACAACTTCTTTAGCTTCTTTAATGCAAATGATAAATGCTGAATTACCACGATTTCTACAAAGAAATATGGTTCCACCTCGATTACAGTATAGAGGAAGAGGAAATCCAACTAAACCGTTTGCAGGACCTTTTAATACAGGAGTACAGGTAACTAGTCTTACAGATAGTAAGTCAAATGCAGGAGGGTTAAATGTACACTATACTTATGAAAAATATCCTTATCAAACATTTGAACCAGGATTTGAACAGGGTAGTAGATTAAGAGACCCTCGTGAACTTATAAAAGAAAGTATAAGACAGATAATGATACAAAATAAACAAAATAGATTTTTGAGGTTTAGACGACACTAATGAGCGCACAAGGAAGAACATATTCAACAAGAAGAAGAGCAGTTGTAGAAGCGCTTGCTCAAAAGTTAGAACAAATAAATGGACAAACTCCGTTTCGAGTTGCAGTTGCAGAAGTAGCAAGACGACTGAAATTTTGGGACGAAGTAGCAGATTTTCCAACTATTCATGTAGGAGCAGGTAATGAAACTCGTGAATATGCAAGTGGAAATCATAGATTTCGCTTTTTGCAAATAACAATAAGATGTTATGTGCATAGTGAAGATGATGTAATTTTTCGTTTAGAAGAATTATTAGAAGATGTAGAGACAGTACTCGAGGATAATGATCCACTAGAGTATTTTGACTCTAATAATATTAAGCAATCTACTGCTCAGACGACCATTCTGAGCATAGATACAGATGAAGGAGTACTGGAACCTCTAGGCATCGGTGAGATAGTCTGTGAGATAAGGTACTAAGGAGAAAATAATGGCAGACCAATTTTATTTTAGTCGGGATACGAAAGTCTATATGACAGATGAAGGATCAACCGCAGTTATGTGGGAGATTCCTGTTTTAGACGGCTTTAGTTTTTCTCAGGCTACAAATACAAGTGAAATTACTTTAAATGAAATGACTGACTCCGCAGGTAAAAGTAGAAGAAGTAGACAGATGTTTACAGATTCTTATGCACCAGCAGAGTGGAGTTTTTCAACTTATATGAGACCATTTGGAGCAGTACCAGCAGGTTCTGGAAATATATGGGAACCAAGTAGTTCTATTTCTGGAAATCCTCAACATGCTGTTGAAGAAGCACTTTGGGCATACTTTGTAGGACATACAGGTTTTACAATAGGTACTGGCTCAACAGCTTCAGCATGGAATGGAACTGGTGGTGTTACAAACAGTGATACCAGTATGACAGTTGACTTTAGACAGTCAGAAGTTGCAGCTTTAGGTACATTCGATCTTTATTTCGAGATGGGTGGTGCAAGTAGTGCAACTAACCTTACTTATAAAATAGAAGGTTGTGTTGTAAACTCAGCAAGTATTGATTTCGATATTGATGGAATTGCAACGATTAACTGGAGTGGTATGGGTAAAATCATTACAGAAAGTGGTGCAGATAAACCAACACCTACTAAGTTAATTACCGAAGGAACTACAACTACAAGTAATTTTATAAGAAATAGATTAACATCACTAACAGCAGCAACAGGTGGTAGTGGTAACTTTAACTCAACTTATGATTTAGTCTTAACAGGCGGAAACATAACATTGGAAAATAATATTACTTTCCTTACACCAGAAACACTTGGTGTGGTTAACCAACCATTAGGAAATGTAACAGGAACTAGAAGTATAGGCGGAAACTTTACTTGTTATCTAAATAATGATACAAATATGTCCGCAGAGTTATTTGAAGATATTATTGAATCAACTTCAGTAATTACAAATGACTTCGATTTGACATTCAACATTGGTGGATCAAATACACCAAAAGTTGCAATTCAAATGCCAAATTGTCACTTAGAAGTTCCAACACATTCAATGGACGATATTATATCCCTTGATGTGAACTTCCATGCATTACCAGCAAATATTGATCCAGGATCAACAGCAGGTAGCTATGAAGCAACAGTAACTTATACAGGTGCGGACTTAGCATAAATAATTTAACTGGAGGGCTTCGGCCCTCCACTTTACAGGAGAAGAAATGACAGAAGAAAATAAAACACCGGTTAGTTTAAAATCACTACTTACACCGAGTAAGACAGTAGAATTTGACTATCCAGGAATGGACGGATTCAAAGTAAAACTTTGTTATCTTGCCAGAGAAGAATTAGTAAAACTGAGAGCAAAATGTGTCTCTCAAAAGTTTAATAAGAAAACCCGAGGGTTTGAAGAACAACTTGATGATGAAAAGTTTTTAGCAGAGTATACAGCATCTGTTATAAAAGGTTGGAGTGGTTTTACATATAACTATGTAGCACAACTACTATTAACAGCAGATGATGTTGCTAATAAGCCTGGAGAATTACCTTTCAGTCAAGAAAACGTTGAAGTTCTTATGCAAAATTCAGTAGACTTTGATCAGTGGGTTACTGAAACAGTTGGAGAACTAGAAAATTTTACCAAGAGCAAGTAGACGCAGTACTTGCTCTTATTAAAAGAAAATTTACATATGGTAAAGTAGGAGTAGAAACTTACTTAAAAATATGTGAGCAAACAGGAGAGGAACCTGATCCAGAGAAAATGCCTCCTGAAATGGTTGATTTTCCATTTGAAGTTCAAATGGCTTTTCTAATTCATAACCTACTTCCAGATAGATGGGACGGTATGAGTGGAAGTTATATGGGAAAAGATTGGTCAGCCTATGGAGCACTACTAGATATATATGAGATAGTAGATAAAAAAGAAACAACATATTTTGTTAAAGCAATAGAAAGTGAAAATTCAAAAGTCTTAAATGATGAATTAAGTAATAAAAGAAAAGCACAAGAACGTGCAAGCAAGGCGAGTACAGGTGGAATATCCTCGTCTAATGTAAAAAGAAAGTAATGGCAAAAAATACAAAAGGTGGTTCAATTGAGATAGAAGTAACCGATAAGGGTTCGTTAAAGAAACTCGGTAGAGACGCAAAACGTACTGGAAAAGATATTGGCTCGGTTGCTAAGAATACAGCCGAATCAGATAGACGACTTAAATCTTTATCTAATCAAACATCTGGAGCGTCAAAAGCATTTTCAAAACAAGCACAAACCATTTCAGGTGGTCTTGTACCTATTTATGCAACATTAGCAGCACAGGTCTTTGCTGTGTCTGCTGCTTTTCGTTTTTTACAAGAAGCTTCTGACTTTAAAAACTTAATTGCCGGTCAAGAGGCATATGGTGCTTTTACTGGTACTATGTATAAGAAAATATCTACTGATATTCGAGCAGCAACTAATGCACAAATTAGTTATGCAGAAGCTTCACAAGCAGCAGCAATTGGTATCTCTTCAGGACTAAATGCTAGCCAACTTACACAACTTGGTACAGCAGCAGCAAACGTTTCACTTATCTTAGGTAGAGATGTAACAGATTCATTTAATCGTCTCATTCGAGGTGTTACAAAAGCAGAACCAGAACTATTAGATGAATTAGGTATTGTACTAAGACTTGATCCTGCACTAAGAAATTATGCTGCAGGTTTAAATAAAACAAAAGAAGAATTAAATGCCTTCGAAAGAAGTCAAGCTGTAGCTGCAGAAGTTATAGGACAAGCAGAAGAAAAGTTTGCT